CCGGCTTACCATACACCGTGATGGGCAGCCAACCAAGGAACGTACGTACCATGTTGTATCGCGCATGGGCCCAAATCATGATTTGGGTGTTTTTAACAACAACGTCTCGTCGGTGGAACGAGCATTGTTGGAGCGATACTTCCTGTGTAAAGTGAATGACACATTTTTACCACCGATCCCTGTCGCGAGGGATGCATATCAGACCGCGGATCTTAGGGGCATACGCGCACATGTGGTGCGCTGTGTACGCCAGACTGCCACCGTGTTAGATTTGAGCCAAGTAGTGGCTCGCTACACTGGTGCCAAGAGGCGTGTATATGCTTCGGCCCTGAAGAGCTTGTGCCGTAAGGCAATCTGTCGGAAAGATGCTGAATTGCGACCATTCACAAAATTCGAGAAACAGTCTTTGTCGAAAGCCTGTCGAATCATCAACCCTCGATCACCCCGATATAATCTTATGTTGGGTAAGTATCTTAAACATACTGAGAAGACGTTTTATGCGGCTCTGAACGATGTTTGGGAGAGTGTGACCGATTATACTGTTGTTAAGGGGCTCAATGTTGTGGAGTCTGCGACGGTTATTAAGGCCAAGTGGGACCGGTTTGATAAGCCGGTGGCCTTGGGGCTAGATGCCACTAAATTCGACATGCACGTCAGCCGTGAGGCATTGGCGTATGAGCACTCCTTTTATACAGGGGTGTTCCCACAGCGGGAGTTGCGTAAGCTGCTTTCGTGGCAACTGAACAATCGGGGAGTTGCGTATTGCCCGGATGGGCGTGTCAGGTTTGCAATGCCAGGCACGCGCTCCAGTGGTGATCTTAACACCTCCTTGGGGAATTGCATCATCATGTGCTCCGCCATGTTGGCCCTTGTTAGGGGCCTCGGCGTAGAAGCGGAGTTGTGTAACAACGGTGATGATTGCGTCCTCATATTTGAGTCTGAGCACCTGGATAAGATTTCAGCTGCGGTTGAAACCCACTTTCATAAGTTGGGGTTCCGTATGCAAACTGAAACACCGGTGTATGAGTTTGAGAAGCTTGAGTTCTGCCAGAGCAGGCCTGTGTATACTGGCCGTGGTCATTGGATCATGGTCAGGAACCTTTCAGCCTGCTTACGTAAGGACCCGATGTGCTTGATACCTATTCAGAACGATAAAGTTTGGTGCAAATGGCTTGGGGCCGTGGGACAGTGTGGTCTAGCTTTGGTGCCGGGCTTACCTGTACTGCAGTCGTTCTACCGCGCGTTCGAGCGCGCTGGGGTGACGAGCGGGGATAAGTTCATCCAGCATGTGTTTAAGAACACTAGTATGGTTGAACGTACCACGAACCTGGGCCAGGGGGACAGGGATATACTCCCTGCAGCTCGCGCAAGTTTTTATACTGCGTTTGGTGTTACTGCTAATATGCAGATTGCACTTGAGCACTATTTTGACAATTTGACTATTGGTATGATGTCTGAAACCATATATGGAAAAGGCGCGGTTGAGGTTAGACCTCCCGTGTTTCTGAGGCACCTGTAATATTACGACAAT